AGGCCAACCTCATTCAGAACATAGCCAAGATCGTCTGGCCAGGCAAAGACCGATTGCGGGTTGGTAAGTTTGGGCGCGCGCTGCTGATAAAAGGCGTTGATCTGAAAGTTGTAGCTGCTCACGGGTTCAGACAAGCGAAAACGGAGCACGCCGTTCTGCTCATCCTGGAGCATGCAGATCGAGAGATCGTTGCCGCTGGTACTGTACGCCGGCGGGAGTTCGCGGACTATCTCAATCGGGCGAACCGGCTGGGGAAAGGCGGTCGAATTCATGTCCTGGAGTGAAGCCGATTCGCCCCAGCCCCAGGCCGGCAGCCCAATTGAGTTTCCGTTCGGGTCCGTAGTGCCAAAGCCTGGCGCGCCGCTGCAGACTGTGACCGTGCCCGTGTCGGCGCCGGCGCCGACGTCAGCATGCTGGAATGTGGCCGTGAATTGGGATCCGCTGGCAGTCAGGATCGTCACCTGCTGGCCGTTCAGGTACGTATTCGTGCCGACGCTCGCAAAGGTCACCACCTGACCGACTCTGAATCCATTGGCGCAGGTCACCGTGAGCGTGTTGTTGCTGATGGCGATGTTGGTGATCGTGGCCGATGTGTTCGCAGGCGCCGTGAAGGTGAAGTGGAACTGGTCGGGCACAGTCAAGATGGTGAAGCCACCGCTCCAGGCCGAAGTATGGTTGATGGCGTTGAAGGTGAACGTGGAATTGAACGCCGAATCCATGGCGCCGGAGATGAACAGCGTCTGCCCGGGCTGGAATGGGTGCGGGTCAATTGTTTGCACCGTGACGGTGCCGCCAGAGATCGTGATACCGGCCACGCCGCCGCGGACTGGGGAGAATGTCATGTCGATTCCGCAGCCGCCGTAAGGATTCGAGCTCGAGCCCTGGCCGGACTGCAGCACAAAGGCGCACGCGCCTGCGTGGCGATAATCCTGCACGCCGTACTGCGTTACGAAGAATGCTCCGTTAGTTGAGTCCAACACCTTGCGGTTGAACTTCCAGGTCATGGGCCTGGCCAGCAGCATCTGCAGCATGGAATTGCAGATTCTGAGCGCGGGTTCGTTGTTCTGTCCACCTACACGGAAATAGTTCTGCAGGCTGGTATGCGTGGAGCACCAGTCCATGATCTCCTGGACCGTCGTCGTTTGGTTGAGAAGTGCCATATTGGGGTTTGCAAACGTTTGCAAAAGAGTTATTCGGGAACTCTTTAAGTCCACTGCACAATCGTGCCTGGAATTAGACCCAGCCCCACAACCAGCGCTTCGACCCCATTCTTGAGCGCTCGCTGGTTATTGTTGAAGGCCGTGAGCTGCTGCGCCGTCAGCGTTCCACTCTGAGTATCTGAACTCCACTGCCCGGTAGTGGCGTTGATAGTGAATCTGGGCAAAGTGCTGGAGCGCGCTGAAGAGGGAGCAAAGCCGTTTGATGCTGGTGTGCCACGGGAGAAAGTAAAGGCAGACTCTCCGCCGAGCATATCGCCGTGCATCTGGGTCACAGCAACTGTGTCCTGTGTGTCAACAGGCGTCCCACCTTGGGTGACCACGATAACCTGCGATGCGTTCAGTTGAATTGGCATTTACTTGTTCCTCTGCCTCTCTGTTTTTTACGTTACCCATTCAAAAACCACGATGCCGCCACCGCCCGTGCCGCCACCAAACGGGCCAGCTTCGCTACCACCGCCACCGCCGCCGTAGTTCCCGGCATTTACACCAGTGAATGCAAGAGCCCCACGGGCACCTCCACCAAAGAGTGAGGCTCCGCCGGTGCCGCCCTGGCTCCCTGACAAGCCAAACGTCCCGTCGCCTCCTACGCTGTTAATGTCGCCGTTGGTCGCGGTGCCGCCACTGCCAGGGGTTTTTGAATTGGTGCCACCACCGCCCCCGCCGCCAGTTACGGTGGTGATGGATTGTGTCCCGCTGGCGATAGTTGAGTTGCCGCCACTGCCTCCGGTAGCGTTCGAATTGCTTCCACCTCCACCACCAACAGTGACGGCGATAGTGTTGCCAGGAGTTAAACCAGTGAGCCATTTAATAGCGGTCGCACCACCGCCACCGCCGCCACCAGCAGTACCGGCAGTAGAGCCACCTCCACCACCACCGCCGCCAGTCACGGATACTTTTACGGCGGTTACTCCAGCCGGAATCGTGAACGTACCGTTGCCGGTGAATATCTGCTTGTTTGGTGTGCCTAACGCAAGTGTCCCGGTGGCCGCTGGGAGAGTCAGCGTTCCAGAGGCAGCAGCGCTTGTCTGGACTGTGGTTGAACCGGAAGACGATCCATACAACTTCCAGGAATTGAACCCGAACATGTCAATGTTCGCGCCCGTGTCTCTGCCAATCGCCTTGAGTCCATCCGAACCAAGGAATAAATACCCAGATGTGGCGCTGCGCGCTGCGCTCATGTCGCCGGAGCTGCCAAGGGAAGCATTTAGCCCGGCAATGAAGTTTGCTGCTCTTACTTTCCCGGTCGTATCTCCCTGCGTGCCGTTGCCAACATCAACCACTCCCGCTGCATCACGCGAGAGCCCGGTATCTGCGGCACCGATCTGATAGATCGCCGTCCGGAGTGTGCCACTGAAATCCCCTGGGGTATTGCTCCCGATCCCCAGTGTCTTTGCCGCCAGGCGCCAGATCGCCACATCCGGCGTTAAGATCCCGCTCGATCCCCACTTCACCGCTCTGGCCGAATCGATCACCAGGCTGGCGGATGCCAGCTGCAGATCAAATCCCGTGATGGTCTGCGCAGCGCCAGGATTTGAAACAATCGGCGCAGGAAAACTTACACCTGCGCCAACGGCCGTCATGGTCCCAATATCCACCGTGGTCCCTGAGGCCTGGGTGAACTGCCACAGCATGGGATCGGAAATCGGGGACTTGTTTGCGTCCAGGAAGCGGACCTGGTACTGCGTTCCCGGCTGCAGCTCCGCGTTCGAATAAATTTTGCAGCTCCCGGAGAGATTGCCGCTGGCATCAAACCGGAACTGCACCGGGATTGCCTTCACCACCGTCGCCGGCGAGGCGATCAGCGTGCAGTCCTGCGTGAGCTGCAGCACCAGGTAACCGTTTGGCGCAACAACGCCGCCGGCGGTCTGTACCGATCCATTGGTGAGTGTGATCATTCGTTAAAGTGCGATTATGCAGTCAAAAAAAAGGCTAGGGATTCCCTGCGGTGCCTTCTGCATCTCCTCGAACGGAAGAGCCTAGGAAGATAGAGTCCTGGAATTCTATCCGGACATCTGTTTCCGGTTGCGCTGCCTCCCCTAGCTGAAACAGTTCTTCCCGCGGGGAACTAGTAGGCAATGCTCGGCACAAACTCGGCATAGAGCGCCTGGTCACGCTGCAGCACGATCTTGTAAAGCGGATGTTCCGGAATGAGCGTTCTCTTGCCATTGGCGTCTTCCTCAAAGTGCGCCGGCTCAATATAGAGTCCGCAGTGTATGCAGGTTCCGCGGAGCTGGCGGTCAGGGTGATTGCTGATGGGGAAGATGGAGGATCCGCCCTTCTGGTCAGTATGCGGGCAGAGCTCCCAGCGCTTCTCGTCATTCTCTCTTTTGCGCTTCAACTCATCGAGAGAGTTCCTGCGCAGACGCTCGAGCTTGGCTGCGGCATCAGCTTCCTTTTTGGCGGTTGCCTCGTCTTTGGCGATCTCGCGCTCCAGGAGCTGGCGCTGGAGCCGCGCGGTCTCTGCCTGGGACTGCAAAAGCATTGTGAGCAGGCTTCCCAGATCAAGATTCTCAAGTTTGGGCACTTGCGGTTGCGTTTGGTTGTTGGCCATTAGGATTTTTCCTTTGTGCGAACGTTTGCACAAACCGCCCGAGGGCGATTTTTGTGCTCATTCAAGATTGGTGTAGATCACCTGCTGGCTGTCATCTTCGCGGAAGATCCTGGTGTACTTCCTCCAGCGATCGGCATTGACGCCCTCGCTGTCACCAAAAGCCCGGTGCACCTGCTCCCAGCGAAGAATTCCCTTTTCCATCAGTTTGAGCAGCACAGCGCGCCAGCCGCGGAGCTCATCGCCGGCCATGAGGTTGCGCTCGTCCACCAGAATGGCGGTGAACTCGCGCAGCCAGCCTTTCTGAAATCCGCTGACGTAGGTGAGCCGGCTCTGCACGTCAACATAAAAGCCCCACTGGTCCGGATAGTTGACTTGCTGATGCACATAAACGCATGGGTTCAATTTCTGCACCCGATAGATGAGTTCGCTCGAGTGCATCCACTGGCCCGCGCGCTTGACCAGGTCTTTCAGGTCGTTGTGGTCACTGAGCCGGTAGATCTCATGCATCGGCTCGATCTTTTCCTGGCGATAGCGAAGTAGAGCTTCAGCGCGAGGAAGAAAATCATTTCCAAGAAGCCGCGAATCGTGAAGAACCAGCATTACAATTGGAAAAATCTCACCAGCCCCGATGATGATCTATTCCCAGATCGATTTCTGCTGCGTTGAATGCCATCAAGAGCTGGCTCGGGCCATTTACGTGTGCGATATCCCTATCATCTGCGTTTGCAAGTGCAGGTATTGGCAATTCGCCATCATCTGGCCGATGGACAAACGGGCGAAGAAGGGCGTTAGTGTACCACCAGGCTCAGTCCGTAGAAGAACATCCCCAGCCAACCCAGATTGACCTGGGTATTGGCGGCCGGGCGGACCAGGCCCATTACCCCGGCGCAAAACCAGAGAATGATGGCCACAATGAGCAACAGCACATGTGCGTTCATATCTTTTTCGATTTCTCCTTAAAAGGGATCTCCTGGAAGGTTTTTGCAAACGTTTGCAAAAGGCCCTTTTTCGTCCTGGATGTAACATAAGTTACATTCCAGAGGCGTTCACGGCCTCCACAAAGTCAGCAAAAGCGAAGTTCAGGACCATGGTCCGCGCCCGCACGACAATTGCAGACGTTTCCGGATCCCGGTGAAGGGAAATGAGGCCTCCCGGGCCCACAACTTCCTTCTCCCCCTGCGGGCTGGGGGCTTCTGCAAACGTTTGCAAAAGGCTTCCCAGCATCGTCTCAATCCCGCACCCGGTGGCCACCACCACGCAAGGAAGTCCGCGTAGTGGATCCACCAGCCAGCTGCAGACAGCCTGAAGATCTTCCGTGGCGTAGAGAATTGCTTCCTCCATGGAACCCGGCGAACAGGCTGCCCGCACGCACTCCGCGGTCTCCCGCGCCGCGGGATGATCCGCCGCGGCGATGGGCCCGATCCGCTCAAAACTCAGGAACTCAGCCGCCATCTCCGCCCGGGCCCGGGCAGGCTCATCGAGCGGAGAGTCGGCGGCAACATCACTGCAGGGAATGCGGAGAAGATAGCCCAGCGCAGGTTGGGTGTAGTCAATCAAGCTGGACCTTCTTACATCTGGATGGCCGCTAATTCCTCGAGCGTGACGAGATTGGCCGCGTTGCCGGAAGACAGTGTCGCACTGAGCAAGAAGTTCAGCTCGTTGTCAGCCAGGGTTGCTGTGGTTACGGCCGTTACGGCGGCCCAGGCATCGAGCAGGTTGCTGATCTGATCGGTGAAGCTGCCATGGATCAGACCGCTTGCCGAATCCCACTGCAGCTGGGCACCGATATAGAACTTGCCCGTGGTGCTGTTCACGGCGCGCGCGGTTGAGGTTGCCATCAGGTTGCAGCCTGAAACCGAACCGGCTGCGAGTCCGGCAGCAACAACTGACGCCGGAACCTGGTAGAGCTTGAGCGTCAGGTTGGTACTGACGCCGGTTTTGCAGATCCCCCAGCCTTGCAGAAGAAACGGACGCGCGGCGTCCCAGTAGAATACTGGAACCGCTCCGGTACCGATCGCCGGCGTTGGTTGTGTGTCAACCATCCTGAGAATTGCAGCCGAGGCCGCGATCACCGGGTTTGCCGCCGAGTTGCCGTTCACAGCGAACGAAGTCTCTGAGGTGGAGGTACCCAGGGCGAGCGGCTGAAGGTTTCCCTGCGAGCCGCCCAGGATAAGAGCTTTGCAAGTGTCGTTATTCATAGTTTTATCCGGAGCCAGAAAAGGGGGAGAACTGGTGTATCCGTTTTCTCCTCTCTTAAACTCCTGAAACTTCCGACTTGATGCGGCGGAAGCCCTGGGTTGAGTTGGTATTCGGACGGCCGACAATTCCCAGGAACCAGTCATAGGAAATGATGGTCCTGGTTTGCAGCGTGGGGTTGGAGAGATCAGGCTTTTCAAGCGGCGTAACCATTACCGGGAACTTCGGATTGCGCGGGACTTTGAAGCCCATGATCTCCGAAGCAAACACTGCTTCCTTGCCTACAACGAAGGATCCATAGCCGGTTTTACCTGACGATGGATAGTTCGAATAGGTGGGAACAGTGCTGGTGCGGATGATGCGGCATCCACTCCACTCCAGTACCTGGAAGCCGGCCACCTGGCCTGATTCAAGCTGCTTCTGTCCGCTCTCGCTGCGTTTTAAAACGTCCGTGGCGCCGCCGGCAGTGTTATCGCTGATGATGTCATACGATTGGAACGCCGAGCAGGCCATCGTGTAGACGCCACCTTCACGTGGCGGCACGTTGTTTGCTACCAGCTGCGCCTCTGTCCTGCGCACCGTGGATGACTGGAAGAACTCATTGTCACCAAGGTTGATCTGCGAAGTTGAGTCTGCATTGGCGATGGAATCGAATCCAGACGAGGCAACAAAGTTCGAGGTGAGTGCACCGCGATATCCCAGGTTCCGGCTGGCATCAATCGCCATATCGGAAACGAACATCGCGTCGACAACGTTCGAGATACCGATCCAGTCAGCAAACTCATCGGCATAGACCGCCGAGGTGACCTGAGTGATCGGAAGACCGCTGGGAGGAATGCCTTCAGACACGCCGCCACTGGCGCCGCCAAAGGGCTTCTGCCCATAGAGTTGGTTGGTGCGGCCGCTGCGCCGCGCCATGGGCTTGTAGTCGCACAGCATCTCAATGAACGGAGTGTTGGCCTGCCATTCAAGGACTGCCGTGCGGTCATAGGCAATCTGCGGGAAGCCCGCCAGGTTACCGGATTGTACCGAAGGCGGAAGAAAACTCATTGTGTAAACCCTCCATTGAGCTGGGTGCGACTCGCTGGGGGCTGTAGAGTCGGGGGGAAGTTAAGTTGTGGGGATTTGTTAGGGCTTACTGCTTAACGACAATCTGTTCGGGCTTGTACCCTCTGCGGATCAGCTCGTTATAACTTTCGCCGGCCTGGCGGGTTGAGAGCTGCGTGATATCAAGCTCAACTTTGCTCTTTGGATCCACCGCGACCTGACGACTTTCCTGCCCGCCGGCGGATCCCACCGCAGTGGAACTGGTGGCACGCTTTTTGCCCGGCTGCTCCGACCTGCCCGCGCTGCTTTCACCTTCTTTGCCGGCCGCAGCCACTGGGAAAACCATGTTGCGCTTCTTGAGCTCCTCATAGGCAAGCTCAAAGCTCTCGACAGACGGTTGTTGAGTGAGTCCCAGCTCCGCCAGCATGATGCCCATCAGGTAAGTGTTCTGCGCGCCTCCGGGATAGTCGCTCTCTCCGGCCCTTACCTTCGCCGTGAACTTCTCGGTAGCGTCCTTCCAGCGCTCATTCAAGTCATTGCTCTGGACCTTGGTGGTCGCGGCCTTCAGCGTGTCAATCGACACGCCCTGGCTCTCCAGCCAGGTATTGATCACGCCGGATTTAACGATGTAATTATCCAGGGCCTTGGTATCGCCCTTCTGCAGGCCGAGTGAAATGTCGAAAAGCTCGGCATCGGTAAACTTCGGCTTGGGCTCTTCTTTTGCCGGGGCGGCGGCCACCGGCTGTGCCGCTTCCACGGCCGCGGTGATCTGCTTTACCAGTACCGAGGGATCCGCATCGCGGAAAACCATGTCCTTACCGTTGATGTTGACGATCGCCTCGTGAATAACTGGCTCATCTTCCTTCTTCGGCGCCGCGGCCGCGGATGGCTCCGCTACCTTGGCGCCAGGCACGGGAAGTTCAATGCCGACTTTCTCGGCTCCGGTTTTAATTGCCTGGTTCCACTCCGCCGCGGTGTTGCTGGCGGGTGCATCGATCGTGATTGTAGTAGTTGCCATGGGGTTGGCCTCCCTGATTGCTCGTTCTGTTTTAATAGCTACCGGCTATGCGTGTGGTGATCAGCGGCTCTCCCGGTTCTTCTGCCTGGAAGAACGGCAGCCCGCTGGCGTTGGCGATCGCCGCATCAATTCGGCCGAAGAGCTCCGTGATCAGCCTGGCCGCGATCTGCGCCCGCTGATTCAAATTGAAGAGTTCATCGCGATCGTTCCCTTGATAGTTCGCGACTGCCGCCCGGGCCTCCTGCTCCAGCATTTCGGCAATCAGCCGGAGATCATGGAACCCCGGGCTGGCCTTGAGCGCCAGCAAACGATTGGCCAGCGCGACTACCTGCGCCGCGGTTGGCTCTTGTGCCGGCTGATTCATTCCCCCCCGCCGCAGATCCCGTGGTGCTCGAGCTTGCGGTTGATTTTTGCAATCTCGTCTTCAAGGGTGCCCACGCGCGCGTCAAGTGTTTGTGGATGACCGGTTGCCGTCGCATCTCCGCCTTCTTCCGGTACCGGCGGTGTATCAGGCTCTTCTGAATGGTGATGCTTTTCCGAATGCGGATGTTGGGATATGTGCTGCCTTGATTTATCGATCATGCGGATCTCCTTTTTGCAAACGTTTGCACTTACTGGACTCCGTTGCTGGCAAAATGCTCGTCCATCTTTTCGAACATTCGTTTCTGCGTTTCCAACAGCGCCCGGATCTCGCCCTGGTTCTCCTGGGCCGAGATCTTCCCTTGCGTCTGGGCGCCGATCTTTGCCAGCTCCAGCGCGCCTTTGTTGGCTCCCTGCTGCTGCTGCGACCGCTGTTTATCCTCTTCGGTCATCGGGACAATGATTTCGTATTCATACGGGAAGCCGGTGGATTTAAACAGCGCGCCAGTCAGTTTCCGGTAATCGATCTTCACGCCCTGGACCGCCAGCTGGTCCACCAGGCCGGGCTGCTGCAGGATGCTCTGGACATATCCCAGGCTCTGGTTCAACGAATTGCGTGCCTGTAGCCTGGCGCCGGCGGAGATCGTCACCTTGTAGGTGGCGTTGATCATGTCAATCGGGTCTGCCTTGAGCGCCGTCGTCAGGCTATCGTTCAGCATCTGGCGCAGCTGGTTGGGCGTGAGCCGCTTGTTGTTCTCCACGCAGAATTCCAGGAACGGGATCAGCACCAGGTCGCAGAACTGGTCGATCAGGTCCTGCATCTTCATGCTCTCGCCCTGGGCCAGGGTCTGCACGCCGACCCCGGTGCGCATGTCGCCGGTCGCCCCTGGGTTCGATCCCAGAATTGCCGGGCCGGCGCCGCTGATTCCTGAGGCCCAGGATTTTACCTGTGCGATCACGGCCAATGGCTCCTGGGCGCCGGTAGAATTGCGTGTCATGGGCTTCAGGCCTTCTGGACCGGTCGTCTTAAAGACCTTGCCGGGATAAATCCACGCGGCCTGGCCCGTGTTATTCATGCCCTGGTCGGTGGTGTAGGTACCGGCCAGGTTCAGGTTCAGGTCGTCAAAGAAGTAATTGACCACACCCTGGGAGATACGCTGGAAATCTCCCAGCCACATGCCCATACCGTAACCGAAAAACGAATCGGGCGCTTCGCGGAATGGGAATGAGATCATGTCACATCCCTCATGCGGAGCATTCTTAATGCATGCTGAGCCCTCCAGGATCCAGCATGTGCGATCGTTCGTGAAGTACTCGAAGATCTCAAACGGTTGTGCCAGCGGATCGAGAGTCGACGATTGGCTGAGCCATTCCGGATATGCCTGCTGGGGAGAAGTTGGGAACCGCTGCGTGATCAGGTTCGAAGTGCCAGTCTGCGTATCCATTACGTTCTGCGTAGCGGAATCCTTCTGCGGCGTGGTGAGCTTGATGAGATCTTCGCGGGAGGGAATATTGTAGCCCTCACAATCACGGAACTGGTCAAGATCATAGGCGTTGAGATAAATAAGCCGGCCGCGCCATTTAGCGGTTCGAATATTGCCCCGCCGGCAGTCCGGGGAGACCCTGACCCGGCGCAGCGGGACGTGCTCGAGGATCGGGCAATTATATTTATATTCGTCAATGTACCCCTCGTACATGTCGTCCGATGGATGGACCGTCGCCGTGCTGCCTTCCTTGTTCAGCGGAATGCTCTTGGGCGTGTACCCGGCCTTGAGACGCAATTTCTTCTTCCGGACAGTGCGCTGCTCCCATGCCATCAGCCCTACGCCGGTACCGAGCAGCATGCAATCGTAGGCAATCGAGCGCACCTCCTGTTTCACGCTCGATCCCCGCGGCGCCGCTGTTTTCAATTGCGCTTCGATCAAGGCCTGCTGCGCGTTGGCAACGTCCATAGTCGAAGATGCTGTTTCTTCGATCCTGAACGGCTCATAGGCAGCAAAGAGCTGTTGCTGAAAAACTGAGAGCGAGGAATAGAAGTTCTCCGCCAGCAGCGGGATCCCCAGGCTCGATCGGTACTGATCAGATCCGCGCCACTTTATCGGTTCCACAAATGCGCGCAATACCACGCCGATCAGGTCCCAGCTCGCGGCCAGGCCGCGCGAGGCCATGAATCCCTCGGAGAGCATCCGGTTGCCCACAGCTTCCTTGAACATGGAAGCATCAGAGCGGTCCTGGTCCGGGAAGCCGACCTGGTCTTGGCGAAAAGGCTGGCTGGCCTCGTTCGTCAGTTCCCTTACGCCGGGGATATCAATGAGCCGGATTTGAGCGCCCGTTGCCATGGCGTCGTTTTGTACTTTTTGCTTGACTGTCTATACGCTAGTAGCGTATAGTGTATTTACACAGTCGATATGGAATTTATTGAAGCATCGCCTTTCAGTCGCAACCTGAGCAAATACGTCGTGGATGACGGATATCGAGAGCTTCAACAAACTTTGATAGCCAATCCGGATCTTGGCGACGTTATCGCCGGTACCGGAGGATTTCGAAAACTCCGCTGGCACGATGCCAGAAGAGGCAAGGGCACAAGGGGCGGGCTACGGGTGATTTATTACTATTTCCAAACCGAACAGCAAATCTGGCTCATGACCTTATATGGCAAAAACGAAATGGATGACCTATCGCCCAATGAAAAGAAAGCCTTACGACAAGCGGTTGAAAGCGAATTGGCGCAACGCAAAGTGAAACGAACAACCAGACCGATCAGGAGGCACTAAAAATGACTAAGCGCAATCTCTTTAGCGAACTGATGGAAGGTGTAAGTGAAATGGCCGCTCACCGCGAGGGCAAAGTAACCTTACGCAGCCACAAGGTAGAAGCAATCCCCTTGCCCAAGGTTACCGGAGCAACTATCAAGAAAGTACGTGAATCTCTCCGGTGTTCGCGTTCCGTTTTTGCCCGGGCGCTTCTCATTAATGAACGAACCCTGGAAAAATGGGAGCAAAATCGCGCCAAGCCGAATGCACAGGCCGCCGCGCTCGTTTTGCTCGTAAAACGCTATCCTGACACGATTGAACGACTGGCAACGCTTGCTAGCCGCTAACCAATCCGCTTCCCGTCCCGCCTGCTGCAAAGATCTCTGTCCCCTGCGCTGCCCTTTCCGCATGCATCTGCCGTACTCGATCCATCATGCTGTCTGACTGTCGCGGCGCCGGGATCGCCGCGGCGCCGTGCGGCGCTTCGCAGGCATGTCCCAGGCAATCGCCAAAATCGTCATGGTGCGGGATCTTCGGCCACTTCTTCAGCTGGTTGATCAGCTTGTCGTAATGCAGCATGCCGGCAAACAGCCAGAGTTTGCGATCGATCAACCAGCTCAGGGGCGTGCCAATCCGCATGGTCTTTGCGTCCGTCCGCCGGTCCAGTTTTCTCCACTCCACCGGCAGCTGCTGCATGCCCAGCGCAACGGCCTTGCTCATCAGAATATTGTTGTAGGCTTCCCAGCCGAGGAACCGCTCCAGCCAGACTGCCTGCGGCCGGTCCTGCATGATAGCCGCCAGAATATTTGTGCACGCCTCGTCTGAATCCCAGTTCCCTGCCAGGCACTTGTAGACCCACAGCACGCCCATCCAGACCTTCACCAGGTAGAGCACGCTCAGATCACGCTTGTCATCCCCGATATAGCTCAGGTCGCCGACCATGAATGTGCCGGCATCGGGCGGAATCGCGTTCAGGTGGAAGAACGTCTGCCGCGCCAGCAGCTCCGGCGTGTAACGCTGTTGCTCTTTCGAAATCGGCGAATTTTCATACTGGTTGGCAAAGAATTCCGTGCCTTTTTCTCTGCGCTCTGACTCGAGGAACTCAACTGTGTGGCCAACCTGCCGGCCGTCTCTGGTAACTGCCTGCGGGAACAGGACCTTCTTCTCGCCGGAATCGACGAAACACTTGCAGTGGCAGCCCTCCCAGGTGCACGGCGGCTGCGTGTAGCTCCTGTCTGAATCATGGCGGATATCCGGATGCCGGCAAGTCTTACAAAAGCGGATCCAGCAGCTCTTGATAGAGATCTTCCAGACCGTGCTGCCCGTTTCGCGCATTTCTTGCTGCGCTGCCTCGATGATCCGCTCATAGGTATCGCCAAAGGCATACCGTGTGCCGGTCACGAACATAAATCCGGCGGGCTCGAGCAATGGCCCGATCGCACAATAGTCATCCCAAACACCGTTCAGCAGCTTTGCAGATTTGTAATTCTGCTCGTTGACCAGGTCATCGGGGAAGATGGCGTCAAAATGTGATCCAGCCTTGACGCTTTTCGCTGATGAGATGCAGACCGTCGGCTCCGCAAGCTGGGTAAGCCGGCGGCACGGGACCGTGAATTCATCCGCCGTGGCTTCGGGCAATTTCCTGCCCGGCGCCGCGCAAAATTCCGGATACAGTTGTCGGAATTTTGTGGTCGGCTGCTCAAAGATCTTTCTGACGCGCGCTAGCTGTCGCCGTGCCAGGGCCTTTGAGCCCGAAAGGATCAGGATCCTGATATCGGGGTAGTTCAGGATCAGCTGAACAATCTCGACGATAACCGCGGATGTCTTAAACAGGCCTCGCGGCCACAGGATCATCCGCTTCTTTATTTTCGGATCGAGCAGGTAAAGCGGCTTCTTCTGCTCCGGATCTTTCTGCAGGAATTCCTGAAACAGCGCCGCATGAGGGTTGGGCTGAAAATCGTAGCCCATCAACTCATTGGCCAGGAACAGGTGATCAAACTGCCCTTCGCACCGTTGGTTCAGCCAGGCCTGCCTCCCTGTTGCCGAAAGATTGTCAAACTCCTGGCGGTAATTTGCCGGTAGAACGTCAGGGGAGAATGGAGCCATCGTTCTTCAGCGCCAGAGATAGAGCTTGCCGCCGGCCGTTAACGTGACCAGTAACCACTGCCCTTTTTTGAACGAATACTTATGGCCTCCGTTGGCCGCGGCATCCCACAGCACAACGTCCTGGTGTGCAGCCACTGCGAACTCATCAAACAGCACATTGCTGTTAATGTCGGTGAGCTTGCACTCATCGCCGGCGGCCGTGGGGTTGACCCATTTGATCAGGCTGAAGTCCTGCCAGCTGGTGAGCCCTGAGAGCCCGGCCGGGATCGTGCCGGCGGTCCAGACCGTATCAAGAATCATCGGGTTTTGATTGAACACGTTTGGCATGCTGCTAGTCCTTCTCTCCGCCGTGATGCATCGCCTTCAGGCCTTTTGCGCTGGCAGCCATGCGGCGCACCCGCGGACTGTCGGAGTGAAGTGCGGCGTTGATCTTTGCCTCAGGAATCTTCTCCCCCTGGGGTGTATGCGTTGCCCGATGCAACCCACCTGGGTTCTTGATCGTGAAGGATCCGCCCTTTCCCAGATTCACCACTCTGGGCTTCTTCTTCGCCGTATGCGCTTTCTCTGGATCCGGCTTTGCTTCTGAGAGTCCTGAGATCGCGCTCATCAGGTTCTTCTGCGCCATTGCGGCCTCCTGATTGTTCGTGTAGCACAGCCGCCCTCGGCTGTGAGGTTTTTAAAAAGCGCGAGACTATCGGCCTCCCCCAGGCAAACAGTCCCGCGCTTTTTTCTGCGCAAGCCCGTTTTACGGTTGCCAGAAGTCGTATTCGTTTGCCGTTGGCTGTGCCGTGGATCCAGACAAGTTGGCGAATCGCAGAACCAGCAGGTGCCCCCTGCCCAGGTTCTGCCAGGTCGCTGTGTTATCTGCGAGAGTCGCGCCTAGGGTAGTGGTGCCGGCAAAGTTGGGAACCGTTGAACCCGTTGTGCCGGAGACAACGCATTGCCACAAGGTGTTGTTTATTACCACGTAGCTGCTTCCCTGGGTCACCGATGTCGATTGCGGCCAAAGTGGCGCAACACAATCCACCGCATCGAGCGAAATCCCCGAGGCATCGGCCACTGCATTCGGACGCGTGTAGAGTGTAATCCGGCTGGTATTGAACAACACCGGCACACGAACGTTCACGTCTGCCGTCGCATTCGTGGTGATCGCCGGCAGAGCATCCTGTACGCCGGAGGTATTCACAACCGGCAACGCAGCGCCGGCGCCCAGGACCTTCACGGTCGCCGAAGTGGTCGCGATCGGGATGTAGGAAAGGGTTGAGCCGCGCTTGGTAGTAATGGTGCTCAACGCCACGCTCAGCGAGGCTGCCGCTTCGTTTGCAAGTTCAGTATTGGTGACGGAACCGGTATAGATCCTCCAGCCAATGATTGGAGCAGCGTTCGCCTGTGCGCCGGTGTTCAGGGATCCAGTCGAGCCCAAAGCAACAGTCACGGATCCACTCGGGCCGCCGGTCACGGTAACCGTGGCTTCAGCCGACGGAGTCGTCTCTCCCAGGGCCGTTACCCACGTAATTTTGCAGAAGAAGTTTCCGTTCGCCAGCGATCCGCCTGAACCAACGTTGGTAAGGTTGCCATTCGCGAATGCGGTCCCCGTTGCGCCGGGACCAAGCACTCCCCAATCCTGTCGCGCAACCGGATAGTACGCGGAACCCGGCTGTGCTTGCCGACTCTGCGCATGGTCTTTTACTGATGTTGAGATTGCCAAGGTGCATCTCCTTTATCTGGGGGAAAGGATTGGTGGGGGATGTTTCTGTTTTGGGGGACTATAAATTCTGAAAGTCCGGCATCAGCGGCTGCGCAGCCATCTGGTCGGCGATCTTCCGAACCGCCGCGGTCTTTGCCGCGCGCTGCACGCGCCTTTTCACTGCTTCCTCGTTATTGGCCATTCCTTCAATGATCCGTTTCTCATAACGCGGAGTCCAGGGCTGACGAAACTCGCGCACATCGGCGATCAGCTTCATCGCCTCCAATTGCTCCTTCGTGAGTTTCCCGGTGATGATCGCCTTAGCCACCATCCGGCAGAACGCGTCTTTCGGATCGTCGCCAAAATGGAGATGCAACAACATGGTGATCCCGGGTGAATGCAGGATCCGTTCTCCCATTCTTCTGGCGCTGTCAGGGACCTTCACGTTGGGATAGCTGGCCAGTACTGCGGCCCGCGCGTCATAACCGCTCTCAATATATGCCGCCAGAAAGTTCTGGTAAGTCAGCGGCAGAAGCGTAAATTCCGGAAGTTGTTTCAGTTCATCAATCGGAACGCGGGCCGTGCCCTTCAACTGGACTATAGGCGGTCTTCCGCGCATAGAGCTACTCCTCCAGCCATCCTAGGATCTCCCCCTCACGCATTGAAAGATACGGTTCACCGCTGATTTGCACCTTCGTGCCGGCGTGCGGCCCAAAAATCACGGTCATGCCTGGCTTCACCAGCATCGGGACAAGCTCGCCGTTGTCTTTGCGATAACCCGCCCCCGTTGAAATCACTGATCCCAGCAGGTAATCGTCGCGAGCATTGTCCGGCAGAACAAAGTCTCCAACCTGGCGTTGCCCATCCAGCACCTGGATCAGCACGCGCTCATAAAGTGGAATGAACTTCACTTCGGGTTGGTCCTTACGGTTATATGACGTTCAGGAATAAAGGCGCCCTCTTCCATCTCTTCAAATGATTCGTGCTCCACCACCAGAAAGAATGCGTCCGTTTGTGGATCGTATCCTGCGCGCACCACTTGCGCCCCCATGGGCAATCCATCCACGATCGTATATGTCTCCCCGGTGAGGAGGCATCGCGCCAGGAATGGAGGTGATATCCGGAAGCGGGCACATCTCATCGCGTCGTCCTTGCCAGCAGGCGCCAGTCGGGTAGATTCTGAACCCCCACGATCCGCACGGCCGTCACGTAGCTTCCATAGATGTGCGTGACCATGTAGCAATCAGACTCGGATTTGCGGCGGATGATGTCCCCGAGCTTCAACTCCGAGATCGAGGAGATGTCCGTGCCTTCGTTCAGCACTTTGCCTCCACGAACTCCTCCGCGATCACCGCCTCCGATCGCAGAATGATCATCGCCGCAGATACTGCGTTCGTGATCTCTTCCTTCACAACCTTCAGTGGATCCAGAATGCCGGCGAGGACCATGTCCTCATATTTGTTGGTTGCAGCGTTGTAGCCGAAGGCAAGCATCGTTGCATATTCCCCAACCCGGCCTTGAGCACAAGGATCGTGAATTGTCGCCACACGGTGATATATCTGAAGGTGCGCCTCCCGAACCTTTGCAACTATCGCTTCCCCTGATCTGCCGGTGTTTCCCGCGATCTGGCGCATTGGTTCAGCACAGGAATCTTTGACTATCTGCATTCCCGCTGACACACCAGCCATCAGAGTGTTTGTGCCGGTATAGAACATTTGAGTGACTTCTGAACTCGCGAGCAATAAGGCCAGGCCTCCACCAGGAACCACGCCACTCTCGGCCGCGGCCTTGGTTGCGAACATCGCGTCTTCGACGCGGTCCTTCTTTTCCCGCATCTCCGCTTCGGTCGCGCCGCCCACTTTGATCACCGCTACGCCGCCGGTCACTCCCGAAAGCCTCTGCTCCGCCAGGCGCACCTGGTCCGGATCCGCCTGCTCATCCTTTAGCAGCTTGATGCGCTCGCGGATCTGCTCCGCCCGCCCTTCCACCACCGCGGCCTCACCCTCGCCGCCGGTGATGATCGTCCTGTCTTCCGTGATTACCGCCCGCCGGCAGCGGCCGAAATATTCCGTCGTGATGTTCTCGAGCTTGAGCCCCTGGTCATCGGTGATTGCCCGGCCGCCTGTCAGCGCCGCCAGGTCCTTCAGGATCTCCCGCCGGCGTTCTCCATAGCCGGCAGCGCGGATCGCGCAGCACTGGAACCCGTTCTGGACCTTGTTCTGGACCAGGAAGGCCAGCGCCTCAGGCTCATAGTCGCCGGCAACCACCAGGAGCGGCCGGTCCATTGCACGCGCCACCCTGGCCGCGGCAAGCATTTGCTGCGAGGATCCGATCCTTCCTTCATGAAGCAATAGCACCGGACGATCGAGCGAGCACTCCACGCGATCGATCGCGTTGATGAAGTAATGCGATCGCATTCCCTCAGGTAGCTGCATGCCGTCTGTGACCTCGAGCGTCGTATCCAGGGACCGCGCCGGCTCACAGGTAATTACGCCCTCCTTCCCTACCCGCCGCACCGCCTCTACAACCAGCTTCCCGATCGCCTGGTCACCGTTTGAAGAGATCACAGCCACCTGCTCGAGCATCTCGCCTTCAGCAGGCAGCGCCATTTGCTCCAGCGCTGCCAGGACCTGGCTCAATGCTAGCTTGGCGCCGCGCTCGAGCTCGTCAGGAGTGTGCTTGGCTGCCATCTGCTCCAGGCCGGCATGCACCAGGAACTGCGCCAGCAGCGTGGCGGTCGTGGTGCCATCACCCGCCTTTTGTACTGTCTTCTGCGCCGCCTCGCGGATCAGGTCGCATCCCATCTGTTCGATCGGATCCGAGCAGTTCACATGATCGGCAACCGTCACGCCGTCCTTGGTCGCCCGTGGCGTTTCATTGAACTGGCGCCGGCCGATCACTACCAGGCGCCCTTTCGGCCCCAGCGTGACCTTAACGGTGTCAGCCAGGAGATCCACGCCTCTTACCAACGCCTCGCGGCAGCTGTGCCCGTGCTCGATGATCTTCTTCATTTGGGGGAATGATGCGGCCTTCAGGCCTCTACCGCACAGCGATCTTCAGCCAGGGCCGGTGCCGCCTCATTCTGCTGGTCCGGCTCTCTCTTCCGCAGCCGCCTCTGCTCCTCGAGCATGTCCTTGATCTCCTTCGGGAGATCGATCATGCCCAGCGAGATGATGTTCGAAGCGCATGAATCCTTGCAGGCGTGCTTCTGCACCGGATAGAGCTGCCCGTTCACAACGAACATCCGTATCAGAACGATCCAGCCTGAGACATTCGCTTGCTCCTGCGGCGTCGTCGGCTCAGAAAACTCCTGCTTCTCTCCGCAGAAGTCGCAGATTCGCCGTAAAACCTTGAGCTCCGCCATGTTAGGTCTCCTTTTCGCCTTTTCTTCAGCAAGATCGATAGGGGGTCACGCCCTATTTTTCCTACTAGAAAGTTCCCGCTTGGGAGTGCCGACGGACGATGCTGCGATAGCTTGGGGGTTTGACCCCGGGCCGCCATTGGCCAGAATAGGATCCCCTATTGTGGAATGCTGCCCCCCAGGCGCGCTGTTGCGGGCGCCGCGGCGCCGGATGCCTCGGGTTTTGTTTCGAGAGTTTCTGAGGGGATTGTGGCGGGGGCTGACGCGAATATGCGAAACGGTTTTTGCAGCGTGCGAGCCTTTCGCGCTCAGGCTCTGCTCGAGGGCCGTCGTAATGTCAATTACCTGCGCTCGGGCGGCATTCTGCGGTGTGCTTCCAATCTTTGCCTGGATCATCTGCTGCAGGCCTTCGCGGAATTTGTCAGTGTACTTCTCTGGCTGGAATGGCCCTGCAAGCTCCTGCATGAGCCTTATAGCCATCGCCAGCTCCTGGTCCTTCACCGCGGTGGTATCTGTGCGGAACTCTTCGACCTGGCGGATCTCATCGTTGAAGAACGTGGTGTGCATCACGATCCCATGTTCGCCGGCGCGCACGATCACAATGTGCTCGCGGTTGTGCAGCCCGATCTTCCCTACCCCGACGTATCCAGTCTCTTTCAGTGCCTTGTAGAGCAGCGCGTAGGCGTTCTCGCTGGCCGCGGCGCCAGGCGCGACGTAATAAGAGCTCTCCAGGAACACAGGATTGATGTCAGCCGCTTTTACAAATTCCGAAATGTCGACTGCTTTTGTCGTCTTCGGCGCAACCCCATCGATCTCATCCTGGCTGATCACGATGTACTTGTCTTTCTCGTATTCATAGCCGTTCACTATTTCCGCGCGCGGAACAGCCTTATCCTCATGCGCGCAGTGCAGGACCTGTTTGACGCGTGACTGATCGGCGGCATGGAGCATGTGGAAGCCCACGCTTTCGCGCCTGGCGGCGCTGTGCAGCTTTACCGGCAATGAGACCAGGCCAAAGGTTAAATGGCCCTTCCACACTGTGCTTGCCACCGTGCATTCCTCCTTATCTGTGGTACCGGCGCGATCGCGTTCGAATCCACTTCAACGCTCATCGCTCTCTGGATCAAATCCAGCGCCAGTACAACGCGGCTTTTGTTTTTTTCACGGACCACATAGCCTTCTGTTCCCTCAAGCGGCCCTCGCGTCACCAGGACGCGGTCTCCAACATGAACAAATGCGTGCGGCCGCGGATCATTGCCAGGCCTGGCTGCGGCACGCAGCTGCTCGATCTCTGCATCTTCGAGAGCTTCAGGATGCCCGCCGCTGCCGATGAGGTAGAGAACTCCAGGGATTTCAAGCACGCAGAGGCGATCGTTGCGATCGATCCTGATAAAGATGTATCCCGGGAAAAGTGGAAGCAGCACCAGGGTTTTGCGATCAGACCATTCGCGCTGTTCTTGATACAAAGGAAGGAAGCGATCGACGTTGCGCACAGCCAGGTGATCGGCCACGCGCTTCTCATGCCGGCACCTGACGTAGGCGGCGAACCAGCGGAGATCGCTCATTGCGCTGGATCTCCAGGTCCTACCTCTACGCCGTCATGCGTAAAACGCGCGCTGCAACCGGCGGCAATGAACTTCTTCCGCCATTTTGCAGGGTCGTAACAAACCCAGAGAACCGTGTCACCTTTTTTGGCATTTGAGACTGCATCGTCAAACCAGAAATCTTCATAGGAGCCACGAACGTGTCTCAGATCCACGACTCGGTAAGTAGATAGCTCCGCCATCTCAGTCCCAAAAAGCAAAACCCCGAAGACTCGCGACTGGCCGTGAATCGCGACTCTCCGGGGTTCGGTGGATGCCGGTCTCCCCAGGAGACCAAAAGAATTGTCAGCGCCTAATCTATTCCCGAATCAGCCCAATTGCAAGAAATCTGTGCTCACCCATTGCGTACTCCTTTCACAGACATCACCAGACAATCTATATGGGCATATGGGCCGTTAATAAACTGAATCCCCTGCGCTTTCTCATCGAACGGAACAGGACAATAGATGCAGGCTGCGCCGAAAGGCGTCGGGATGTGATCTTCCGGCGCACAGATAGGCGCATGCCAGTTCTCTCCAAACCATTTCACCCGGTCAAGCATGTTGTTTTTATTCCTGCACACTGAACTTCTGCAGCACGCCATCGAGATAGTGGGCTTCGATCGCCGTCACCACTGAACGGATCATCAGTTTTTCTTTGAGATGGTCCATCACGTTTTGCACCGGCTTTTTTCGCTGCGGATCCGGAAGAGCTTGGAACGTCGACATCGGCTTGTCAGCTCTATGTGACTGCCGACGAACCACACCGATCAACACGCAATCAGCGGCCGCAGCTGTGAGGCTGATCTCGACCTGGAGGAGACCGGTGTAGCCAGGGACCGCGACTGATTCAAGAGCTGAGAGAATTTCTTCCGAGTGGATCGGTACTCCCCGCGGGAATTCGACCAGAGTGGACATAAAAGTCTTTGCCAGGGGGGTGCGAGGGGGGGACACTCAGCACCAAAAACCGTGCATTCCTATTATAAGAAAAAAATTAGAAAGGCCGTAAGTTATTTATTGACAAAAATATAGCTGGCATTTAGGGTTGCGCCATCAAGGTAAGATGTTGGCAAATGCCTCCAACAGCAGCAAAATACGGGACTCGTCGCCCACAAACGTCTGGAAGAGTTAACCGATAGTATCTGTTATCGGACGTTTGGGGACAGTGAGACGATCCCGGAAAAAGGTTGGTTATGTTTCCGGACTCCCCCAGATCGGCTGCTGGCTCAAGCACAAAGCCCAAGCTCTGTCCGCTCGTCTTCATTCATACAAATCCACTTAGTCCACTCCTTCCTTCCCACTCCATCCGCGCTGCCAACATCGCCGCCTTAGTTTCCCTAAGGAGCTCGTTGATGCAAGACACCACGGATGCCAAGAAGATTCTGGCGTACCTGCGTGACATGATCGATCTGAGCCGGCAGCTTCACCGGCCGGACATGGTGGATCTCTACTGCGATGCCTGGGAGGTAGCTGCAACCCAGATCTACGGCGCGCTGCCTCCGCGCAAACCGAATATCGGCCATTATGTAGCGGAACCTAAACCGACAACGCCCCCGGTATGGCGGCACATGATGCTCGCCAAACCTTTCCGAAAGATTATTGCCCGCGACGGAGACACTGAAATCCTGGAATGCGGTCACCGGATCTGGAACTTTGCAGATATTCCCGGAAGCCCGCCGGCAAAACGTCGCCGCTGCGGGGACTGCGCCCGGGCAAACGAAACAAGGAAAGATGCCGGCCGAGTCACACGGCCGCCAGAGAAAGCGGCGGGGTCAGCATGAGAGCGCCTCGTCTCATCCGTGCGGCGCCAGGTGATCTCTACCTGGTGGATCTGGGCAAGCTTATTCCGGTTGCCGCGGTCAACCCGCGCGCTGCTTTTCATATTGCTTCAACCTGCGCCTTCGGCAAGGACCAGGAACCCGGCTTTGAGCATCCCCTGGTCTATCAGCTTGATTCCGATGGCGGGATTTTGGCGGTGTTTGAATGATCGTCATACCGATTCCGCTCAGCCCTAGCCGCTACAACGTCTTCATCGCGCTCGAGGAAAAAAACCTTGAGCGCATGAAGGCGCATGACCCGGCGCAGTTTGAGCCGGCCAAGATGGGCCTGCCTTTTTCCGCCATGGAGCTAAACACGATCCTGATCGGCTACGCCACACAGGATGACATTGAGGAAGCAAGAAAGATGGTAGCCGAAGGCAAAGGACATGAAATCCCCCGCAGGATGTCGCGAGGATTTCAATTCCGCCCAGAGGCTGGAGATTCCGACGGACCTTACAAGAAAGTATGATGCGCACCGTTCATCTCGGCTTTGAAGTTGGCTCTGTTGCCGCGGTCAAGGTCCCGATCCGCCACATGGCAGTGACCGGGCAGACGCAGGAGAGTGGGAAGACGACGGCGCTTGAGGCGCTCATCTCGCGTTCCGGCCTGACTGCGATCGCATTTCTTACCAAGCGTGGTGAGTCCAGCTTTGCCGGCGCCGTGCGCGTGCCCGCGTACTTCCATGAGCGCGCGGATTGGCAGTTCGTGGAATCGATCCTTGAATCCACGATGAAACAGCGGATGAAGTTCGAACGCGCCTGGATCGTTAAAGCATGCAAAGGCGCCCACACGCTCGCCGATGTGCAGAGGAACATCACGGAGCTGCAGGCGCGATCCAAGCGCAGCATGGACCAGGACCTTTACATGCTCCTGGGCGAATACCTCACTCGAGTGGTGCCGCAGATCCGCGCTCTAAGAAAATCCACTTATGTCGGCATCGTTGACGGATCGCTCACCGTGATGGATCTCGTCGACTATCCGGACGAGCTGCAGATGCTGGTGATCAGTTCGACGCTCGAGTGGATCCACAAACTCGCTTCCAACACGATCATCGTGATTCCCGAGGCCTGGAAGTTCATTCCCCAGGGACGCAATACTCCCGTCAAGATCGTGGCGGAGAAGCTGGCGCGTGAGGGCGCTGCGCTGCGCAACTATCTCTGGGTTGACTCCCAGGATATGGCAGCAGTCGACAAGCTCATTCTCCGCGCCTGCGCCGTCTGGCTGATAGGGGTCCAGCGCGAGGCGAATGAGATCAAGCGGGCACTGGCGAACATGCCCGCCGGAATGAAGAAACCGAATGCCGCGGAGGTGGCAACGCTCGAGCTGGGGCAATTTTTTGCCTGTTCAGGACGCGAGATCCGCAAGACGTACGTTCAGCCGGCCTGGATGAATGACACGACCGCCGCCGACGTCGCCGTAGGAAGTCTGGACGTACATCAGGCAGCCCAGATCCCGACGGCTCCCGCTGTCCATCCGGTACCGGAACAAATCACAGAGCCAGTTGCCGGCATAGGTGAGGAGGAAGATGAAATGGAGTGGAAGGAGAAATACGAACAATCGGAGCGCGCGCGCCGTAACCTTGAAGCCGAATTAGCCTCACTTCGAAAAGAATTCTGGGCATTGCGTGATAAGCAAGCCGCGGCCGGCGCAAATGGCTCTGCTCCTGTTTCACCTGAACTGGTAGTTTCTTCTGAGCCCGATCCAGCTCCATCAGAGCAACGCCTGGTGCAGGCCGTGCTCTCGGAGATCCGGCGTAATCCCGTTCTGATCAAACTCTCTCAGGAATTCCCAGTCATTGAGGTGAAGGTCAACCGCACGGTCATGAACCTGGATGACTCTTCGCTCAAAGGCAAGATCGCGCTTTTGATCCACCAGGGTTGGTTTAGCACGCCCAGAAGTTTTGCTGACGTGAAGAAGGAACTGATCCGGCGTGGCATTGATAGCCGCACGGGCAATGTGATTGTCGGGAATGCTCTCAAAAGCTTCGTTGAGACCGGCTTCTTCTTTAGTACTGGTGATGGTTATGAACTGCAGCCAGGCGCGGACAGGCGCGTGGCCGCGCAATAGAGAGAAAGAAAGAGCTGTTGTATGCAGGATCAGGCCCTGGTTGGAGATTCGACTCTGCTTCTGATCGTTGAGGTCACCGGGGAAGATCCGCGAGTTGTTGGACAGTGGGGCGAAATCCTGGAACATGAGCTGGAAAGCGCGTTCCTGCTCCTGCGCGATCTGGCCAAAAAGCGGGAACACCCGCCCAGGGTAACGCTCCACTCAAGAAAGACGGCATCATGAAGCACCTTACGCACAACACCGTGTCGGCTTCGAAGTGGTGCAAGCAGTGCAGCCGCTTCACCCAGCACCACGTCTCTGCCGGCAAGGTGATGCACTGCCTGGAATGTCCAGCACCGGCGGCCGCGGCGGCGCCACGCGCGGGCAAGAAGAAGCCTGTGCAGATCGGTTTTGATTTTTCTGGCGGAACTTGACTTAAGGGGAAGGAAATCACCAGGCCTGGCTCCGCCAGGCAGAAAGGAGCGAGCAGTCAGTTAATAGCCTGTTGTTTAACTGGAGTCCTTCCCCAGGGAGCAGCGCACCCCGATTATGCGCCGGGTTGTGCTGTGACCTCGGGGAAGTATAGACGAACCCGGCTTTCCTTATATCAAGAGGTGCTCTGTGGAATTCAATGAATGCAGAAAATCGGCGGAGTTTGTCAGCCTGACGCCGAAAGGGGCAAGAGTCTATGAACTTGAGGCTGAGGGCATGAGCTTTGATGCCGCGCTCGAAATTGCGGACTCGGAATACTCACGGGACGGTTTGGGGCCCAGACCTGGCGCCGGAGGCTTTGCGAGAGCAGCCGATGCATAGTTTCGTCAATTGGCTTCTGTCGGTGTATGCAATCGCTGCGATCGTCGCGCTGGCTCTCCACTTCATCGGCGTCTTGCGGGAAGTGCGGCGCGGGATCAAGAAGGCGGATGACTCGAACGTCTATGCCGTCTGGGATGCCGGCTTCCAACAAGGCTTTGAGCTCGGTTTTCAAAAGGGCTTTACAGACGGAGAGAAGTGGCACGAAACGGAAGAATTTATCCGGCGCCTGGATTCCTGGCCCCGACCAATCAGGAGGAGTCAATGAGTACTGCTCTTGCCGCACTTCGAAACACAGTTTCGCCACAGCCGCCGGCGCCGCTCGCCGCCGGGCTCACTTCGACTTTAAACCTCCCATTAACCAAGATCGTCCGCTCCAAGATGAACCGCAACGCCGAAGTGGATGAGGAATTCATCAACAGCATCCGCCAGAACGGCGTGGTGGAGCACATCCTGGTCCGGCCGATTCAAGCCACGGTCGAACATGTAACAGAGGCGCGGCCTGATACCCCGTTCGCCGTCGGTGAGCAGATTTACGAGATTGTTTTTGGTGAACGCCGCTGGCGCGGAGCCAGGCTGGCCGGCTGCACGCATATCGGCGCCCAGGTAAGGAACCTGAGTGATGTTGAGGCGCTCGAGCTGCAGATCATTGAGAACGAGCAGCGCGAGAATCTGACGCCGCTTCAGCGTTGTGAAGCCTATGACCGTCTGCGCCAGGAATACCTGAAAGCCCATGCCGGCGAAGCGGATTTTTCCGAAACCAAGTGCGTAAAGCAGGTCGCGGCCCGGGTGAATCGCGAGGCGCGCACGGTCTACCAGGTGCTGCAGCTGAAGCAGTTGGTCTGGCAGGCCCAGGATGCGCTTCGTCACGGCGAGATGGAAGCCAGCCATGCCTATGAGATTTGCCGCCGGTCAGGAGAAGAACAGCTCAAGATCCTGGCCTGGATCCGCGCAGAGACGCTACGCTCTGACGGCGAGATCCCAAGCGTGCGCTGGTTAAAGGGCAAGATCGTACAGATAGATCAGACGGCCGATGAGCTCCGCGAGCAGCAGGCTAGGCTCTCGCAGCCAGGCGCGGGCACTACCACCACGGCGGCCGCTTTTCCTGCTGCTTCTTCCCCTCCCCATACAACTGAGCCTGACAAGGAGAGCTGGCGTTGCGGTATGTGCACCTTTATCAATTCGCCGCGCAACAAGAAGAAATGTCATCGCTGTGGCGCAGAGCGGGGATACGGCGTTGACTATCAGTCACCGGCAAAGGAGCCCGGGCAGACCGAGGCGTTCAAAATTCCCGCAGCGGATCCGCACGAGCGGATTGAGAAGAACTACCAGGATCTCTTCTTTGCGGCTCTGGCCGGCCGGGCCCAGATCAATTCCCGCTTTCTCACGCACGTTATCCCGGACCTGATCTTTCAGGCCTGGCAGAACGGGCAGCCCATTGAGTCATTTGCGCAGAAGACTCTTGGCTGGCCTGCGCCCAGGATTGCCGGCGAACCGCCCATCTATTCGCGTAACGAGGTTCGGCGGTACGCCAAGAAACACACGCGCAAATTTTCCAGCGGCGTTCTGGTAGCGCTGATGGCCATGCTTTACATGAATCCACCGGCTGCGGAGAACCTGGCGCGCCGCTTTAAGGTGAACCCGGAGAAACTGCGCAAGCAGGCAGCCGCGGTTGTTAGCGGGTCAAAGACCCGCGAACGAAGAAAAGGCAAAGCATGAGCCAATCTGAAGGCGGTCCTTTGAACTCACGTCCAGACTTGCCGGAGATGCCCGCACGAATCAAGGCTCTGCCGGTTGATGAGCACGGGTACCCCGTTCCATGGTTTGTCGGTTGGGTAGATGGCAAGCCTGACTATGCGCTTATCGAGTTTGACAAATTTGTGCGAGCTGCTGACGAAAAGCGCTGCTGGGTATGCGGCGAATTCTTGGGAGCTCATCGTGCTTTTGTCACCGAGGCCATGGCTGCCTTTACACGCCTTACGACGGAGCCCCCATGCCATAGCGAATGCGCAATTTTTTCTGTTACTGCTTGCCCATTTTTAACTAAGCGTTGGGTTAGGGCTGGCGAAGAGAACCTTGAGGTCGCTTGGGTATGGATAACCAAAAGCTACAAGTGGGAGACCGATGTTGATTTGATACGTGACATGCATGACGTGCGATTTCGGATCGGGACTTGCAGGAAGGTTCTATTTTATACAGCCGGACGAAAGGCAACGCTCGAGGAGGTCCGCCGCTCAATGGACGCTGCCTTGCGTGTCCTATATGAACACAACGGAAGAGAGGAGTCTCTAGAGAACTTCGCGACCAGGATGAAGTTGAAGTTATCAGGAGTTCCAATTCCAGATGCCTAAGACGCCTCATTATCTTCAGCAACACGGCATCCCCGAACATACGAGTTCGCGGAAACTCCCTGCATTTTGGCTGGGCTATTGTGGGGAGTCTAAAAAGGAATTTCTCTCGCTGATCTGGGTCATGACCATGGTAGGCGCTCTCGAGGAATACGGCGCGGACTCATCTCATATCAGGCGCCGGAGCCAGGAGTATATGGCGCTGATCTTAGGCATTGATCGTTCAACGTTCAATCGGCGGCTGGCTAAATACTCTTTCCCAGACGGCCGCTGGAGTGATGAACGTCTCTGCCGCCACAGCGAGCTGAAGAGGGCTGAGGCGGCCAAACGAGCGGGGCCAGAGGCCGGCCCGGGAAATTCTGGCCCTGCTCCACAACGCCGGGCCCGCCGACAGATCAAGCGCGTCCATGCTTTCTTTCACAAGAATGCCAGCTTCGGGCAGGCGCAGCTCTATTCACTGAACATGTCCCAGAAGCTGAAGCCCAAACTGGAGAAAAAGGCTGGCAAAACCACCAACGTGGAACTGGCCGCCGCGGCATTCGGCGAGCAGTGGTTTGATCGAACCATGGACGGCGTGAATAACTGGAAGGATGTCCCCGGATGGATCTGGCATCCCAACCTGCCGGACGCTGATAAATGTTCCTGCCAGGCTGGACAAATGGGCCTGCATCCTGGGGAGTGCCAAAAGTGCAAAGGCACAGGAACCATCATCTATAAGGATCCGCTGCCGGATTACGGTCGCAATCTCATCACTTTCCTGCTGCTGAAGGGACTGAAGCAACGCGGATCGCTGGTCATCACACAGGAGGCGATCGCCAAGGCCCTGGGCATGGACGTCAACACCGTGGCCAAGTATGAGGACAAGCTGGAAGCGCTGATGATCATCCGCTGCATTCCCGGCGCCGTCCATCGTGACTGCCTGAACTGCGCGATCAACTACGTCGACCATTGCCCAAAATGCGGATCCAACAGCGGCCCAATCACCAGGCGCGATCCACACAAGATTCTCTGGCTTCCCGATCGGCTGATGGATGAAGAGATCGTTCAGCGCGAATGGAACCGGTTTAACGCGCTGCGAGAGAAGATCCGGGACCGTGAGATCTTCAAACGCGCTGAAAGAATTGAAGTGGCCCTGCTGAAGGAATGGCGCGGCCATGAGCACTCGCTCGAGGCTTTCTGGAATGAGATGCGGCGCCGCCTGGCGGCCGAAAACCTCAATAAGAGCGTCATCGACGTTCTATTTCCCTTCTTCCGCGAGTGAGTTCCCCATTTTTGCAGCGAGTTGGCTATTGGAGCGCCAGCGAGTGAGGAGAAGTGTGCCCTGGTGCGCTTTTTCGTGAAAGCCGCATGAATACAGGCGTTGGAGAGTGAGCTGAAAAAAAAGGACGCCGGCGAGGCTTGATCAAGGTAAAAGATGTTGGCTCGCCGGCGGTGTAACTTAAAGCGATTCTAATGTTTGCGCCCTCAGAATGCTAGTTATCCCTAAAAATTAAGCGCAAAAGCGGGAAATTGGCTGTCCATCTCCGCGAGCCTGTTGAAATCGTTTCAGGTTGTGACGATTTTAGGGGCTAGGAGAGTGCGGTTTTTCCGGGTATTGTGTGACGATTTTCCGGTTATGGTGTGCGAAAAATAGGGGAAACGCTCTTAAGACTCTTCTTTAGAAAAAGAAAGTAGAGAAAACCAGTAGAGATGTCCGCAGCCTTCCTGTGGATAACCTTCTGTGGAAAAAGGTTGCGCGCTTGAAGTCGCGCGCCTCTTTCTACCGGAGGGGGAAGGCAAGAGCCACTTCCCTTCTCGGATACACGTGCCCCCTCCGGACCACCCCCAGACCATAAAAAACCTTTCTCTGAAGTGTGAAAAGCACGCAGAGGGCCAGGAGCCTTCAAGCCCAAAGACTCCAGAAGCGATTCAGGAAAACCGGGGGAAGAAAACCGTGAAGACCAGGAGCTGCTCGGGCAGGCTTCTTTCCTAAAGCAGCGGGGAGTCTAACTGCGCCGGCCAGTACTTGCATAACGTCAACTTCGGCCAGCACGCGGATCCGGCCGGCCGGGGCTGCCACGGCACAAATTCTGCTGTTCAGCAGCGCATCAAAAGGTGCGAGAGATCAGTACCGGGCAAAACCCATAAAATAACCCTTGATTCCCGGCGAAGGAATCACGACAATGATTAAGCCCGCTCGGCAGCGGGCTTAAAAAATTTGCTTGGTGTTGGGATTAAAAGACAAGCCCATCCTAAGACGGCTATCCCAACCAAGTCAAGGAAGTTTTGAGGGAGTTTCCTGTCTCCAACTGGAGCCAGGTATGCCCCTCTCCGGCCAAGGTGTATTCACCACCAAGGCCAGAGAGGAACCATTCCACAATTAGCAGACGGCGTATGCCGTCACGGTGACTAACATGGAAAAGAAAACGATCTTTCGTCGCTCCGATAATGGCCAGATCACAACTCAGAAGTACGCGGAAAAGCATCCGCGCACGACTGAGAAACAGCATGTCCACGTACCTGCCCCTAAACCCGGTAAGAAATAGGGACAGCAACCATACCACCGGAGGCTGGAGTTGTTCCAGCCCCGTTAACTCAAGTATAAACACTATCCCCCGCCAGAGCATCGGCGGGTTTTTGCCATGACTCTAGTAACTTGCCTTTGAGTACCGTATAAGGTACACTCTTTTTGTGGTTGAGAAGCACAAACAGTCCGAGGGCGGTGAGAATCCAGAGGCAGACCTGCAAGGCAAGCGCGTGAAGGCTGTCTTTTACCGTACCGAGGCTGGTGGTGAGCCTGTGAGGGAATGGCTGAAAGAGCTTCCATCTCGTGAAGACCGCAGGAGAATTGGCGAAGACATCAAGACTGTTGAGTTCGGCTGGCCCGTTGGAATGCCAGTCTGCCGTTCCGTGGGCGGTGGCATTTATGAAGTGCGATCAGCTTTAACTCAGAATCGCATCTCCAGGGTGCTGTTCTATTTCGACAAGAACGGACGAATGGTTCTCTTGCACGGCTTTATCAAGAAGACCCAGAAGACACCGGACGAAGACCTGGAATTAGCGCGGCGAAACAAAAAAAGGCATGAGAGGTTGCAATGAACACAAATAAGAAAAAGACCCGCGGAATCGATCCCACTGGTTCCACTTTTGATAGCTTCCTCGAAGAAGAGGGACTCCTGGAGCAAGTTGAGGCTGTCGCGGTCAAGCGTGTGCTTTCATGGCAGCTGGCTCAAGCGATGCGGCAGAAAAAAAAGACAAAACAGGCCCTGGCCAAAGAGCTCAAAACGAGCCGCTCTCAGCTCGATCGTCTGCTCGATCCCCAGAACGTAGCCGTTTCTCTGGACACCATCACGCGCGCAGCCCAGGCCCTGGGCAAGAGGATCATTATTCGGATAGCTGATGCGAAAGCAGGGTGAAGATGAATTTTTAGATTCTAGAAACTGAGCCCGGCGCAGTGCTCAAAAACGGGCGAGAAAGAGAGCAAGAGAGTGAGAACGCAGAGTAGGCTGCTTTACCTATTACTAACCTTTGGCCTGGGCCTGTCAGTGCAGGGCCAGACCCCATCACCGGTGCCAGCTGCACCAGAAGAGATCACCACGATTCTTCCTGCTTCGCTCACCCCGGAGCACCAGGCGGTGATCACCGATTTGAACAACCGTTCTGCTGCATGGGGCGCAGGGCATATGGTGACCTTTTCCGGGGGCGAGATCAAACAACCTATAACTCTCTACGATAAAACCGGCAAGTTGGAATTCACCTCATTCCCTGATATCAAGGACGCTAAAAAAACCTTCGCCATGGATGCCGTGGTTGCAAAATCAGGCAATGCCATCCTGGCCCTGTCGGCTGTCAACGGTGATGGCGGTGTAGCTGACATGATTGCTGAAATGGACGCGAACGGAACACGCCGGATCGTTCGCACCAACCCGTTCTATCCGTATCTGGTTTGCTCCATGGATGATGGCACGGTCTGGAGTTACGGCATACAGGGCAACGCAGCCAGAGACGGGGAAGACAAAACAAATTATCCCATGCTCCGCGAATTCAGCTTAGACAAAGGCGAACTCCGGACTGCCCTGGGCCGCTCGACAGTCAAGCCACCTGCCGGGGTACATCTGCTTGGCAACCATGGCAACGAGGCTTTCCTGCGCTGTGACTCCAAGCGCGTGATCCTGGTGAGTATCCCCACCAATGAGCTGATCGTCTACGATCTCGCCCAGAACCAATTAACGCGCACACCTTTAAAATCCTTGCCGGAAAATTTTCATATCAACGGTCTGGCACTCACCGATTCAGGCGACATTTATGCCAGCACGCTGCGTGGTGGGCAAGGAGCGCTCACTGGAATGCTGCACTTAGAGCAAGATGCTCAAGGCGCGCATTGGAAATCAGTGACCATGGTAAAGGCGCAACCTGGGAAGCCCTTTTATCTGCTCGGGGCCGATGGTGACCACCTGGTCTACTCCCGTGGCAGAGATAACGCAACTTCGTTCTGGCTGAACCCCAAGACGGGGGTGAAATAGGTGCTAACCGTTTTCACAACGTTGTTACTCTTCACATCAGCATCCATCATCGATCGATCTGGGCAGCAGGTGACATCAACTTTTGCTGGCGTCACTGCCAACGCCCAAACGCGGGATAGGTTGCTTCCCAAGTCCCCAACCGTTGCCGACTTGTTGTTGCGAAACTCTGATGTCTCTAAAAGTCTAGGCATCAGCCAAGGACCACGGGGAAGCAGTTGTCCATCCGGCGGGATATGCGCACAACCTGGCAGCACCCAAGTAAGTGGCATTGAATGCGATGATGGCGCGGACTGCGTAGCCGACGCATTCAATCAAGGAACTTCCACGGCACCCGACGCCAGGGATTGGGGAACAATGGAAACCTACGTGTGCCCGATTTGCTGCGTGAGTTGGGTGCGTTGCCCGATTGACTTCGTTCCGCCCCCACCGCCGCCCCCGGATCCAGGTGGAGGAGGTGGTGGAGGTGGTGGAGGTGGTGGAGGTGGTGGAGATGAACCTTGCGATCCCGACACTGACGTTGACTGCGAAGACCCTTGCGATGAATTCGCTATCATCGGAGGCCCGCTTGGAACGGTCCTGGTTGCTGAATGCGAATTGAGCAGAAGGAAGGTCCCCACGCAGGCTCCGTCCGGGACCACCAATGGGAAGAAGATTCCTTAGTCCCGGCTTTTAAATGCCCAAGCGAGCTACCCTGGCGTTCATGCTCTCCAGGGCTCGCTTGGTTTCCCGGAGGTCATCGACCAGCTTGATGAGGCGTTCCGAAGAAATGTCTGTGAGCTTAAAGAGCGGCGTGCCCGTGCCCGCGCCAGCCGGCGCCGGATGGTTTTCAAAGACGATTTGCTCCGGCCGCTGTTGTAGCAGCGAGCCCATGGCGGCAAAAATCTCGCCCAGCCGTTGGGCCTCTGCTTCAAGGGCAGTCAGTTTCGTCTGCAGATCTCTGCGTTCCAGAACAAGCCGGCCGATGACAGCAGCCTGGTCTTCTTGCGTCATAAAATATCCTTCCAGCCCGTTAGCGGGCAGGGATAAAGCAGGGTTAAAAGAGCCCAGATCTTAGGGAAATGCCGGGGACCAACAAACTCAGGAGGTCGATAGAATCAGAGTATGTCCAGCCAAACTCAAAATCCGGTAGGCGCTACAAATCCAGCTGTTGAAGCCAAGCTTAACTCCTGGAAGGCTCGCGCAATCGCGATATGGCGCTATTTACTCGCCGGCGCTGCCTTGATCGCTCTCACAATGGTCTATCACGAGAGCAATGGGTTCAGAGGTGATATTTCGTGGACTAACTGGCTGCTGTTGGGTTTCATAGTGTTAGTTCTTACTTCCGCAGTTGAAACGCTGATTGCTAGCGCCGTCGCGAAAGGTATCGCTAAGGCGAAGGAACTTGAGGTTGAGCAACTAAAACGCTCCGCTAAGATTGCTCGATTCTAGCGGGTGCTCCAGCTTCTTCTTCTGCGGAATGTATTTTAGGGCCTCTGGTGTTCAAAGATTTGTACTTTTGGATCTCGTGAGCGCTCTCGATGCTTTCCTTCAAAAAAGATTGATACTGTTCAGGCGGCATTTGTTCAGTGAGGATTGCCAGCGCTGTCAATCCGACCTGATGAATAAACTTCTTGTCAGCGTTATCTAAAAACTGCGCCAGCAGTTGTTCATTCTGATCGATTTGCGCCTGATTTACCACTTATGCATCACCTTGGTGATAATGGCTGTGAGAGCACCGCTCCCGAGCAAAGCTTTCCCATAATGTTGGACTAGCTGTCGTCCTGCCCAGCTCGCGGCTTGCCCCGCAAGGCTCGGTCCTGCCGCAGTAGTCGCAGCAGCTCCACCAAAGCCTGTGCCGCCGGCCACGGGCACCAGGGAAGGACCAATAAGGGCTTCCGCTGCGCCAGCCGCTGGCCCAGCTCCAGCAACCGCCAAACCTGCAGCAGCTGAGGCCTTTAGTCCTGCCTTGCCGAATTCTTTCAACTCATAACGCTGGTTACGAGATTTTTCTGCCGCATCCAAAGCCGCATAGACTCGCTGATGGGCCTTCTCCTCTTCGAGCGGGTCCTGGAAAATGACGCCATTCTTATCGCGGATGATAGGGTAACGGATGCTTCCATCGGGCTGGACGACGGCGTGGCCAGCACTATGAAATGTATTCTCCTCTGAAGGTAGAATGTAATTAACCCGCCCGTTGTTGTAATCAACCGCTTTCTTTACTCCAGGTTGCTGCTCCACCGCGAAGTTGTTTTGCCGCATCGCGGGAACGTCGTCAACCGGGACCTGCTGCTTCTGCCCTTGCGGTCCCACCATAGAAACCCTGTGCAGCTGGGCCTGGCTGAAGTCGAGCGTTACCGGCGCCGACTGCGTAGAGGGCTGGGAATTAGACTGTGCGGACGATTGAGCACCTGGTTGAGCCTTTGCTGGCGCACTCGTCTGTGTCTGAGCACTCGGCTGGGCCATTTCTATAGGAATCGATTTACTGAAATCCAGCGTTACCGCGCCACTGCTCATTGCACAACTCCCAGATCTTGCTTGCCATCACTCCAGTGCAATTGGCCGTCACTGCCTGGCACCTTCATGGTGGCGCCGGCTGGAGCTGGAGCCGCTGCTTTACCTCTAAACTCTCCAGGAACATTATCCAGCCCATATCCGTATTGGCGATCCAGGAATTTGTTTGTCCCAATGCGCTCCTTCACCTGCGAGCCGACGGCCATGCGGGCTGAATCGATTGCAGCCTTCATCTGCTCCGGACTGTGGGAAGCAGCAAAGCTATGCAGGATCTCCAGACGCGCTGAATCTGATCCCTGGCCTCCACCCATGACTTTTGCGTAGTCGTCGGCAGCACCGATTGCTGTTTGCATGAAACCGGCCATCTCCGGGTGCCCCTCAGCATAGCTTGTATAGTCAGCCATTTTATTGAACGCCGGAAATTGGCCGTTGGGCAGCTTGTTATAGTTGGCCTGAAGCTGGTCCAAGGTTCCATGTTTCGCGATGAGCGAATTGGCAGACGCAAAGAACGTATTCTGTGCTGGTGATTTAGCGACATTCTCAGCAATCAGCTCATCGGCGGGGTTGTACTTCGGATTTTCAGCTTTTGCCGCGGCGATCGCGTCCATCAACCATTTAGTTGTCATGCCCCGTGTCTTCAGATCCGCGATCGTCACATCTCCAGTGTTCAAAAGGCGCCCAGCAGCCTTCGGGTCTCCCTGCTTTGCCGCCTGGTCCGCGTTGGCTTTTTGGATCTGGTCCTGCTGATGGAGTGCATGCGCGGTTACAGCCTGAGAGAGCAGCCGCGCGGAGCGGACCTTATCCTGCGGAGTAGTAGACGGATCCGTGATTTTGTTTTGTAACAAAGCAATCGCCGCGGAAGACTTCTCTGCGGCCATCTCGCCCGGTTCATTTTCCATTTTAAAGAGCGGATCCGCGGCCTGCGCGGCTGACTTAGCCTTTGCTTGCTCTTCCTGGAACTTGGCCATTGTCTGCTGGTTATTCACCCGCGAGAGGATCTGTGACTGGACCTGGTTATCGAAGACAAAGAAATCGTATCCATTGACGGCCGAACCCTTCTTCATCACATCGAGTTTGCCCTGGGCCGCCTGAATTGCCGGATCTTTCTCACCATCCGGCAGAACACCTTTGGCTAAATTGATCTGGTTCTGCAAATTGGTGATCACCCCAGCAGCCAGCTCGATCGGAATATTCACCTTGCGCAGCTGGTCATATCCGAAGCCGTAACTGGTCCCGTTGCCGCCTACCGTGTCATCGTGAACCGGAATCACAGTATGTCCCACCAGGTCGCCGCCGGCCTTCTGGTCGATCGCATTCATGTGAGCATCGGTGGTTTGCCCCTGGACGATCGGCACCGCGAACAGCGGATTGACATGCAGAACGTTGACGTAAAGGTCATAGAGCGCCTTCTGGTTGCCGATCACCATGTTCTGATGTTCCACCGGCGCGTTCATCTTGTTGATCTCGGTCTGGGCGATCGTGGCATTGGTCAAAGCTTGCGTGTGCTTGAGTTGAGCATCGGCAAGGGCCCCGGCGCGCGTGCTTGCCGCTTCCTCGAGCTTCATCTTCCGTTCTTCTTGCCGCGCCTGGATCACCTCTCCCACGCCGCCCTCGCGGCCCCCAGTGGCGATCGACTTTCCGAAAGCATCCATGCCCAGGAAAAGGCTCTGCAACATGTTGCGCAGGCCTGCGTGCGGCGTCCCTGGCTGCACGGCTGGAGTACTTGCAGCCGGCGGCTGCACATCCGCAGGCTGCTGCCCTGGGATATTCCCCGCCGCGGCCGCGGTGGGGCTGGCCGCCATCGCGGTTGGTCCTGGAGCTGGCCTGGCAATGGAGACAGGCGGAGCCTCAGCTCCTTCGGCTGAAGGTGGAGGAGCAGCGTCAGAGAGTCCGCTGATACCGGAAAGAATATTGTCGTCCATGGGTTAACTCCGCAATCGCTATTGAGGTTTGGCGCCAGCGAAGGTGGGCTTTAAAGCCGTGTATCCGCCCACGGCTGCGGTACCCAGGCCCGCAATGCCGGAAAGCAGGCCGCCGAAAGCCTGCATGCCGGCAACCTTGCTCTGCGTGTATGCTTTCGAGAGTTCGCCTACCTGCCCGGCCGAGCTCGTTTCAGCGCCGGCCATCCCGACGGGATTTTCTGCCTGCGCCACGTTCGTCAATCCGGAGATCGCGCGCCAGTAGTTCTCATCCTTGAGCAGGCCGCTCTGGATATCGATGTTGCTTTCTTCCCTAGCGCCTTCCGTCGCTCCCTGGCCGGCGATCTGTCCTTTGATCTGCGCGCCCACGCCAGTGCCCAGCGTTGCGCCTCCGTGGCTGGCAAGGTAAGCGTTGGCGGCCGTCTGTGCCGCCGCGGTGTTCGCCGCAACCGTATCGCTGGCGCTGGTCTTCATCAAGGCCAGCGTCTTGGGATCAAATCCCTGGGGATTGGCGATTGCGTCGGTGAGCCGATTCTTAACAGCGTCAAGAATTTCCTGCTGGCCAGCAAATGCTTTGTTGAAAGATGAAGTAAGCGTGTTGGTGAACGCAGCCTGGGCCTGCTCGGTGGATTTAACGGTTGAATCGCCACTGCAGCACATTACTGGACCTTCCCTTCTGCGGCCATCATTCCGGGGGAAAGATCCGTCAGGCCTGATTTCACCGTGTAGAGTTCACGGTCTTCTACCGTGAACCCATGCGCCGCGGCCCACATGGCCACGGGAATATTGCTCTTGGTGAGCGTATCGATCTCATTGATGTGCCAGATGGCAGCAAAGCCTTTCAGGCAGGGCAGCATCGTCTCCAACGCCGCCAGATTCTGCTCGCGCGTGTTCTGCGGATTAAAGCCGAGAAAGGCGATCCGCATGGTCAGATAGACCGGAATATAGAGCCGTGGAACGCCTTCTTCTTCCACCACGAGCACCGTTGCCGTGGGATTGTTCTCCTTCATGCCGGCCTTCAGGTCCTTTTCCGGAATTTGCGGATTGGTGGCCGCCCACCGGGCAAAGGCCGGCGCATCCTCAGGCGTGGCGAAGCGAAATGTCATGTTCCCCATGGCTGCTCATGCCGCCTTTTCGGTTTTTGCAAACGTTTGCAAAAACCCCGGAGGGCCATTCCGGCCTTGTGCGAACGTTTGCACAGGAACCAGACGGTCTTTGCGGCGCCGCCGTCCCGGAATGGGAATCAGTGGTTTCTGCGTCGGTTTTAGCGCTTTCTTCATGCTTTTTACTGGGAAATGAGCGCCCGGCTGAGCCCTTCGCCCAGACCGATGTCTGAGGATGCGCTGGCATTGTTCTGCTGCAATGAGAGCTGGGTTGGCGCCGTGGATTGGCCGGACGTAAAGATGATCGGTCCCTCGCCGTTCACCGCCGCCAGGCGCGAGGTCCCGAGTGAAGGGTTATTCACCAGGACCGAAGTTGTCTGGTACGTTGGATCCTGCGCCGGCGTGGGGGTAACGAACTGCACGCGATACTGAAATTGCCCGTTCCCGAGCGCTCTGCGCGTTACATTCAACGGCGCCGCTGAATCCACCACCGGAGGCGTCGTCTTTACCCGGAGCTGCTGGATCTGGGTTCCATGGAACGTATTCGTCGGAGCCAGGTTCACCGGCTGATTCGGCAGCTCGGTGAGTGACGCCATCCGCTGCACGTCGACGTCAAGATATTCCGGATACGTCTTTGGAAGTGGGGCTTGCATACTTAATCCGTGGTGTCATGCTTGAGCGCAAGGCCAAAGATCGTGCTGGCGAAGTTCTCCTGAGGGAAGCTGATCCTCACCTGCAGATGATGCATCAGAAGCGAGTTCCTCATGCTGGGAATATCGTAGAGATTCCAGTTCCTCTGCATCAGCGTGGTTGATGGCGTGGCGCCCAGCGGCGGCTCTTCCTGAAAATATGGAATCGTGGCAAACCCTGGTCCGGTCGATCCGGTGATCTCATTTGCCAGCACCGCGATCGCCGGGACGGTGCCGCCGGCGGCAAAATATCCGGCAACGTAGTAGACCGGAACCAATGGCTCCAGCGGCTGGCTCAAAACCATGTTGCCGATGGTGACAAAACAGTTGGTGTAGTTCTGCCCTTCATCCTGCACCGAGGTCAGATCACGTCCCAGGATGAATCCCGCGGCGGTGGCGCGGCCGGCACAGAGCGTGTAATTTCCAACCGAGGTCTCAATGCTTCTGAGCGCCTTGATCCCGCCAACGGGCTTGTACATCGGAGACCAGGCCTGCACGTTGAGACCATAGCGCAGGATATTGGCGGATCCATCACAGAGGAAGAGTCCATTGTCCAACCCATTGCGGTGCGTGGTCAGATAGCTGGCATTTTCGGGAAAAGCCTGGACCAGATCACCGATGAACGCGCTCAGCTCGGTTTTGCTGTTTACGTTCAAGCTGAAGACCTGGCCTGAGGTGAGCAGCGCCGTGATCGTGTCTCCGTCTTTGGTCACGCAGTTGGGCGAGCTGATCCCGAAATTATCGAGCAGATCGAGCGAGTAGTAGCTCAGCGTCGTCGGGCCGCCGGTAATGATCTTGACCGCATCTTCCAGCCACACCAGCAGGCCCACGCTGGTACCCGTGAGTGCCTGCACCTGGCCGGGGAAGGTAAAGACGTTGGCCGGCGGCCAGCAGGCGTTCTGATCGCCATTATCAACTTCAGGGCCCGCGGTGAAATAGACCTTGCTGCCGCTGATGCCCCAGAGCCGGCCGTTCCAGGCCACGATGAAAGCGATCGCATCGGCAGCGGGCGAATGGGTTCCCGTCTGCCCAGGCGGCGGATCACTGAGCAACGCCGTGCCCAGCGGAATGATCAGTGAGGCGTTTAAAGCCGAGTCGGCAACGTTGTCGGTGAAGGTCCAGGTTCCACCGCCGGTGTTGTTCACCACGCTGCCGGCATAGTCAAAGGTGGATCCTCCGTCACGGGTGCGGTAAATGTCTACGCTGCTTACATCTGCATTTGTGCTGAAAGCCCCGCTGAGCGCATAGCTGTACGCTCCAAAAACCGGCCCGGTTGAAGCCGTTACCGGAGATCCATCAGAACGGTGATAGTAGCCGCCAACCACCGTGGGCGCCTGGGTTGAGTAGACATACATGTACTGATAGCCGGAATAAACCGTCTGCGCGCCCTTGTTGCTCATGCACGTCCAGCTGAACGTGCCATCGGTGGTGGTAGCACCTATCGTGGTCGACCAGGTTGGCTGCGTTGCACCGGATGTTCCGTTTGAAGCCCTCTGCTGGATGTTGCCGTTGCTATCAATGATCACTTGGCCGATCTGCATGCCAGGGAAAGTGGAGCTGGGCTGCCATTGAACCGGTGCGCCCAGGTTGAACCAGCTCTGGCTGCCATCAGCGGTCGCGGTATTGAATGAAAGAGACCAGTTGGGAACGGTAGATCCAGAAGTTCCGCCGCCAACAATCGCCTCCTGGACATTGCCGTTCGAATCCATCAGTACCGCCAGGTTGGCGTAGCTGGTGTTGGGCTGCCAGAAGGTTGCGTTGCGCGTGGTAACCGCCGCAAGAGTGGGTGCGGCGGCCGGCGCCGGGATCCCCATCCCGTGCAACGCGCCGCCGGTTGTGTCATAGCGCTTCTGTCCATTCGCTGTGCCATTGGCGATATAGAGCTGGTCCTGCACCATCTCCGTGAACGCCTGGTTGGCATTGCCTTTGGTCCACAGCGTTGTGATCGTGGTGGATGAAAATTTCGCCACGCGCTGGTTTGAATCAAACAGCGGAAAGACTGTGCCGGCGGAATTCCGGTGTCCCATGAACTGATTGATGATCTCACTGCCCGCCAGCTGCTGCGAGCAGAAGCGGCTGAAGCCCGGCCGCCGCTGGAGCTGGTAAGTATCAATAAGCTCCATGTCCTGCCCGTCAATCAGCGCATCGGTCATCAGCATGACTTGCATGCCGAGTACCCGCAGCGGCGCAAACAGGGCGCTCCTGCGGGTGTAGAGCCCGGTGCGGAAATACTGGATGACGGTTGGCTTGTGAACAGGCGGCATTGTCTGCGGTTAGTTCTGTTCTTGCTCTGAGGCCTGGTTCTCCGGCCTGTTGGCGATCGCCTTCTTGGCGAAAAAGCAGGCCTCTTCCAGCTTGGTTCTGACGAGGGCAAGCTCCCGGCCGTTCACTGGAATCAGAACCAGTAAGACTTCCAAAAGATCATCAAATGCGTTGGCCACACTTGCAGCTGCTGCCAGACCTTTCTCATTGAGCCGGTGTACCTGAAATAGTGGATCCATAATTTCTCCTCTTGCGTTCAGCGCATCAGCGGCGCCAGCGGCACCAGGCCCTGGCTGTTGGCCTCACGCTCCTCACCCTGCATGGCGGAAGCGATGGCCTGTTGCGCCACGGCAAGCTGTGTTCTGACCTCCGCGTCAGCCACTCCCTTGGCAAAGCGGAAAGCATAGGTCAGGCCAACCTCATTCAGAACATAGCCAAGATCGTCTGGCCAGGCAAAGACCGATTGCGGGTTGGTAAGTTTGGGCGCGCGCTGCTGATAAAAGGCGTTGATCTGAAAGTTGTAGCTGCTCACG